TAATAAAACATCTCAACACAACAAAACAACATCAAACGCATTCACAAACAAAATTTGTTTCTCGCAACTTTGAAACTTCGAAACATCATTAACCAAAGCGATTTGAAATGGCATCACTTGTGTCTTATGTACCAAGAAGCCTCAAACACCGAAAGATGGCGAACGAGAAAGGCATGGCTCACTTCGAGCAATACATGCAAGACCTGACAGCACGTGGTAACGTCGCTTATCACACTGAATTTAACATTGAATATGGTGCAAAACTGCTGCACATGATAATGACCGCAGAAGTCGACTTCTGCGCTTCATTCTTGCAGCTAAGCAAGGCAGAGCAGGCTGGGATACTTTGCAGGACTAGAAAAGCCATGCTGAGTGGCTTGAAACACGACTACACTGCAAACCAGTGGATTTGTCCTGAGTGTGATGAGACTGAAGATGTTTTCTTTAAGAAGTGCAGCTGTGGAGAGAAATATTACTTCTCAGAGAAAAAGCTGATTAAATCGATCAATGACATTTCGTACTACTTCGACCTGGACTATTCTGAGATTAAAAAGGTTACGATTGAGAATCTCGCTGAGATGGTGGAAGCACACAATTCCACGAATGATACTTCTTACAAGATTGCTGCAGAAGGTGAGAAATGTGAAGTAGTTGTGGAACCTGTTACTGAAATTGAGACCATCATGATCGGGTCATTTGAAATTCCTCTATTGCCAGTGGTAGAAACAGAAATCTGCCGCGGGAAACCCAGTGACCTTAAATCTGAAGGCTTCCAAGTCATTCAACCAGCAACTGAAACTGTTACGGAAGCCGTTGGTTTAGCGAAAGCAGTATGTGAGCAGATAGTGGAGTTTAAGGCTACATCATCTTTCGATGAAGGTCTCTGGAGGAAGAAGATGTTAGAGCAGCGGCAGAGAGTGCACGACAAACACGTGTACGAAACTCGCATCCGTATGAAAGCAGAGCAGGAGAAGGACAAGGAGATTTTCAGAAATTTAGAAAAGAAATTGAATCTCACAGAACGAAGGAAGAATTGTGTCTTGAAGAAGAGAAAGCGATGCATAACGTGGGTTCAGAAGAAAGCTGCTACAGCACAACCATTAATTGCAGAAAAAATTATCACAAAGATAGCTCACGACTACCAAGAGAGACAGACATCTGAAGATGAAGTTACGGGAGTGAAGTGCGCAACAAGTCGGAGCACGAAGAGACACATTAAGTTCAAACCCGTGATTGGGAATCATATGCAGGATTACCTTATGAAACAGATTGGCAAAATTGCAATGAGGGGAAGTCTGAATGTGGAAATTGTAGCCAACAAGGAGCGCAAATTGTTTGTTAGGAACAAACGCTTGCATGTCTATTTACACCACCATAGAGGGATTCGAAAGAAGCGTGATTTAATCTCGACCAAGCCATTGGAAGTCTTCTTCGAAAGGTTTGTCAAACACGCTGTTAGGAATTACTGGACAAAAATTGAACGGTTAACCCATGGTGATAGTGGCTTGATATTTCGAACGCGACATGGCGATGACGTTGGTCGGCACCCAGGAAATTACTGCATAGTTCGAGGGCGATATCATTCGAGGGTTATAGACGCACGGTCTAAAATAACTCGAACGATGATGCACAAGATTACACATTACACTGACATTCCGGAAAAATTTTGGTCAGGGTATAACAAAGCTTTCCTCCGGCACAGAAAAGCATCTGATCACAACTGTTCATCTGATCTAGACGTGCAAACTTGTGGAGAAGTTGCAGCCCTGATAACATTAATCCTTTTCCCTTGCAGCCGGATCACTTGTAGGAAGTGCATGACTCGAGTTAAGGATAGGACAATTGGAGAAGTTGGAGAAGAGCTTCATGAAGAGCTTAATCGCCTACGCATGGTTCTAACGTCTTATAACGGATCATTCGGCCATGTATCGACGCTGATGGACCAGATAAGTAGGGTGCTTAACGCCAAAAACTCGAATACTGAGGCTTTTCAGGAGATTGCCGCAAAAGTGGATGGAAAGAATGAGGCCCCTTGGACTCACATTTCACATGTGAACGAGGTTCTATTGAAGGGCTCATTAGCAACCGGGGAAAATTTCAGTGATGCTTCGAATAGTTTGCGCGAAATAGCACGATGGCACATGAAGCGAACAGAATCCATTAAAGCTGGTAGTGTAGAAAGTTTTCGGAATAAGAGATCAGGAAAAGCTCATTTTAATCCTGCTCTTCTCTGTGACAACCAGTTGGATGGGAATGGAAATTTCTTGTGGGGAGAAAGACAATATCACGCAAAGAGGTTCTTCGCAAATTACTTCGAGAAAGTGGATCACGCTAAAGGTTATGATTTCTACAGCTTGAGGAAGAATCCAAACGGTGTGCGCAAGATTGCTATTGGAAATTTAGTGTTTTCAACTAACTTGGAAAGATTTAGACAGCAAATGGTTGGAGAATATGAATCACAAGGTCCAATCACGAGAGAGTGCATATCGCTTAGGCATGGAAATTATGTCCATGTTTGTAGCTGTGTCACTTTGGATGATGGGAAGCCATATGAAAGTGAACTTAAGATGCCAACTAAAAACCACATCGTTCTTGGCAACACTGGGGATCCAAAGTATGTTGACATGCCAGTTCTTGAAACTGACTCAATGTACATAGCGAAGCAAGGTTACTGCTACATGAATATATTCCTCGCTATGTTGATCAATATACCTGAATCTGAAGCAAAGGAATTTACCAAGCGGGTAAGGGATCTTGTTGGAGCTAAACTAGGTGAATGGCCAACCATGCTTGATGTGGCAACGTGTGCAAACCAACTTGTTGTGTTCCACCCAGACGCAGCAGATGCTGAATTACCTCGAATTTTAGTCGATCATAAGAATAAATGCATGCACGTACTCGATTCATTCGGTTCCATAACAACGGGGTATCATGTCTTGAAAGCCAACACCGTGAATCAGTTGATTAATTTCGCTCGTTTACCCTTAGACAGTGAGCTACAACACTATGTCGTTGGAGGGCAACCAAGCATTGCAAATAAGCGCGATATTATCGCACTTATTGAATGTGCGTACAAGCCACAAAAGCTGATTCCTCTTCTTGAAGAAGAACCGTACATCATTATCATGGCCTTGGAATCCCCTTCAGTCTTGCTTACTCTATTTAATAGTGGAGCCCTCGAATATATGATCAACCATTGGATGAAGCGAGACCAAGATGTTGCAACGATGATTTCCACTGTGAGTGGTCTTGCTCGAAAGATTTCAAGAGCTGAGTTCATCCAAGATCAGATTCGAGAGATTAGGAACAATGCAAGAGATATCCAGCTGATTCTTGACAGGCAGTCAAAACCCTGGTTATCCTATACAAGAGCGCATGATTATTTGACTGTCTGCGACAGTATGCGGGACACTGACACGTCACTGGACTTGCAAGGCTATAGAAGCAAAGAATTTTTTTTATGCGCAGATGTGGAAAGGATTTACGCAAGGATGTTAGCGGAACAATGGAGCGCCTTAACTTTATCAGAAAAGTTGCGGGCAAGATGCTTCTCGTGGGCCTCATTAAAACCTACTACAGAGTATTTAATCCCAGGAGGGAACAGCGGTTTGAGCGTAATTTACAACTTCTCACCGAGATACTGTGTACTAGAGGCCAGAGAAGTGCTATTGAAGCCTATCAGAGGAGCCATGCAAGTCGTCACAAATCTTAAGAACAAGGCTGTCGCACTTGTGCGGAAAACGACTGTCAGGACTATCAACTTAGTCTTTGGCGACATGCTACGGCTAGTGAATGTCATCATAGTAATAAGTTTCTTAGTCCAGATTATGAGGGACGTTCAAAAGATCATCATCGAGCAACAGTTATACAAACAGCAACAAGAAGAGCGGAACAGAGAAAAGGACTTTGAACAACTCGAAGCCTTGTATTATAAGCTGTCAGGGAAACTTGGGGGACAACCAACAATCGAGGAATACCTAGAATTCGTGGGAAGTAAGCGCCCTGACTTGGTTGAGAAAGCACACTTGCTAACAAACACACTCGTTGAACATCAAGCAAAAACAGCGGAGGAGCGCAGATTGGAGCAAATAATTGCTTTCTTTACACTTCTTATGATGATGGTTGATGCCGAGCGTAGTGACTGTCTATACAGGATACTCAACAAATTCAAAGGAGTTGTAGGAACAATTGAACAGGATGTTTATCATCAATCAATCGACGACATTTCAGACATCTTTGATGATAAGCAGGAGACAATCGATTTCGAAATCAACACTGAGTACCATGGAGAACATGGGCTAGTTGATTTAACTTTTGAGAAGTGGTGGGACTCGCAATTATCTCGCAATAATGTGGTGGGTCATTACAGGATCGGCGGAGAGTTTGTTGAATTCAGCAGGTCTAATGCTGCACTTGTGGCGAACATTATAGCACACGGGGAGCACAAAGAATACATGGTTCGTGGTGCTGTCGGTAGTGGAAAGTCCACAAATTTACCACACTTGCTATCCAGCAAAGGAAGCATATTGCTAATCGAACCGACGAGGCCACTTTGCGAAAATGTAGGAAAGCAACTACGTGGAGCTCCTTTTCACAAGAACCCTACAGTGCGCATGCGTGGACTCACAACGTTCGGCTCTGCACCAATTACCATAATGACTAGCGGATTTGCCTTGCACTACTTTGCGCACAATGTGGAACAACTCAAAGAATTCGATTTTATAATGTTTGATGAATGTCATGTTGTAGATGCCTCAGCAATGGGATTTTACTGTCTTTTGCAAGAGCATAACACACCAGCTAAAATTCTCAAAGTGTCCGCCACGCCACCTGGCCATGAAGTCGAATTTACAACCCAATTTCCAGTGAAGCTGCTAACAGAGGATTCAATAAGTTTCCAACAACTCGTCGCAAGTTTTGGCACTAAATCAGTTTCAGACGTGACACAGTATGCTGACAACATACTAGTTTATGTTGCTAGTTACAATGAAGTGGATCAGTTAAGTAAGCTTTTGCTTGAGAAGAAGTATCAGGTCACGAAGATTGATGGGCGTACTATGAAGGTCGGAAAAACTGAGATAGAAACCTTCGGGACTCCAGATAAGAAGCACTTCATCGTTGCAACAAATATCATTGAAAATGGAGTCACTTTAAATATCGATGCGGTGATTGATTTTGGAATGAAAGTAGTACCAGAACTCGACACAGACAATCGGTTGATACGCTATTCCAAACGGCCTATCAGCTATGGTGAAAGAATTCAACGACTTGGAAGGGTTGGTAGACATAAAGCGGGCGTGGCCTTGCGAATAGGTCACACCGAGAAGGGAATACAGGAAATCCCTGAGTTAGTTGCAACAGAAGCAGCTTTACTTTCATTCACTTATGGATTACCGGTCATGACTCACAATGTGGGAATTGGACTCCTCTCTCGATGTACTGTGCGGCAAGCTAAAACTATGATGTTCTTCGAAGTTAATCCTCTTTTCACAGTTAACCTTGTTTCATCTGAAGGAGCGATGCACCCAAAAATACATGAACTTCTAAAGCGATACAAGTTGCGTGACAGTGAAATACAACTAAGCGCAACAGCCATACCGCATGGAGTTGAATCTATATGGATTTCAGCACGAGAATACAACAACATGGGTTGTAATTTAGATGTGAAGGAAGGAACACGCATCCCTTTTGTTTGTAAAGATTTACCGGAAAAGTTATATGAGGAAATATGGGAAGCTGTGCAACTGTACAAGAGAGATATCACATTTGGCCGGATAACGAGCGCTGCTGCGGGCAAAATTGCGTATACCCTTCAGACGGACATTTACTCAATCCCGAGAACGATTGCAACAATTGACACACTGATTGAGTCAGAGAACGCAAAGCATGCCCACTTCAAAGCAATGACAAGTCGCTCCACCACGAGTTCAAGTTTTTCGTTACTTTCTATTATTAACTCAATACAGAGTCGATACATGGTCGATCATTCGCAAGAGAACATTCGAAAACTTCAGCAGGCTCGATCACAACTGCAACAGTTCCAGGCGGTCTCGAATAGCAAAGACATTAATGCGCTCATCAAGAGCTTTGAGTGCATGAGAACAGTGTATCATCAATCTGTCGATGGTCGGAAGCACGTAATCAAAGAACTAGCACTCAAAGGCATGTGGAACAAAAGTCTCTTATGCAAAGATGCATTAATCTGTGGATTTACTCTTGCTGGGGGTTTAACCATGTTGTGGCACTATTTCCAGGATAGAAGGAAGTCCCTTGCTGTCTATCATCAGGGTTTTTCAGCCCGTCAGAGACAAAAGCTCCGCTTTCGGGACGCAAGGCTACTCAAAGTTGGGCGTGAGGTGCTTGGTGAAGACGCTGTGATAGCAGACCATTTTGGCGATGCGTACATTAAGAAAGGGAAAAAGAAAGGTCGAACACATGGAATGGGTGCTAAGACAAGGAAATTTGTGTCTTCATATGGATTCCGACCGGAAGACTATTCCTATGTTCGATTCCTCGACCCTGTGACTGGAGAAGTACTTGAAGAAGCCATAGAAACAGATCTTGATCTCGTGCAGGAGCATTTCAGCACTCTCCGACAGGAATGGCTAGATGGGGATAAGATTGATCGTCAACAAATCATGTCACAACCAGGCATTAAGGCGTACTACATTAAAAGTGGTACAAAGAGTGCTCTCGAAGTAGACTTGACTCCGCACAATCCTCTGCTACTATGTGAGAAAAGTGTAACCATAGCTGGTTTTCCTGAGAGGGAATACTCGCTACGACAAACAGGCCCAGCAAAGTCGGTGCCGTACAGTCAGGTTCCGAAACCTATTGAGACTGTGCAACATGAGGGCAAATCTCTCTGTAGTAGTATGAGAAATTACAGCGGCATAACGACCTCAATCTGCCATATTAAGAACACTTCTGGTAATGGATGTAGTCTATACGGTCTCGGATATAATTCGTACATCATTACAAACAGACATTTATTTAAAGAAAATAATGGGACTCTTGTTGTGCAATCTCATCATGGAAATTTCACAGTTCGAAACACAACAACACTGAAGATGGTTCCAGTTGAGAAAACAGATATTGTAATAATTCAAATGCCCAAAGATTTCCCTCCATTTCACAGTAAGTTGCGCTTCAGGAAAGCCACGGAAACTGACAAAGTCGTGATGGTTGGACTCGATTTCCAAGACAACCACATAGCGAGTAAAATTTCTGAAACAAGCCACATCACTGTTAAGTACGGAGGATTTGGAAGGCACTGGATTTCAACGAAAGATGGAGATTGTGGTCTCCCTTTAGTGAGCCCACTCGATGGCTGCATTGTTGGAATTCATAGCCTATCTAGCGCGCAGAATTTGGCAAATTACTTTGCTGTTTTTCCACAAAACTTCGAGAGTGACTATTTGCAGAAGCTTGAAGCACTTAATTGGAGCAAGCACTGGAAGTACAACTGTGATGAGATATGCTGGGGCTCTTTACGGATAAGTAACAGCAAGCCGGAAGCGGAATTCAAGGCTGTGAAGAGCATTAATGAGTTGGCTGTATACCCACAAAGTGGAACGCAGAAGTGGCTGTTTGAGAAGTTGCATGGTAACCTAAAAGGTGTCGCTGAAACAACGGGTAACCTTGTTACCAAGCACGTTGTTAGGGGTCCGTGCGTTTTATTCGAACAGTATTTGAACACACATGAAGAGGCTGAAAAGTTCTTTCGACCACTTATGGGGCATTACATGAAGAGTGTGCTTAATAAAGAAGCGTATGCCAAGGACCTGCTTAAGTACGCCAGTGAAATAGTCGTTGGCGAAGTTGATCATAAGGTTTTTAAAAATAGCATTCGACAAGTTTGCGAGTTGTTGTGCGACCACGATGGCACAGACTTGGAGTACGTGACGGATAGTGAAACGATAATCACATCTCTCAGCATGGATGCCGCCGTTGGAGCTCTGTATTCTGGGAAGAAGCGTGCCTACTTTGAAGGTTCAACAGTGGATGAACGGGAGAATTTAGTGCGGATGAGCTGTAAGCGGTTGTACGAAGGAAAACTTGGAGTTTGGAATGGATCTTTGAAAGCTGAAATACGACCGGCAGAAAAAGTTCTTGCTGGGAAAACTCGAACGTTTACTGCAGCTCCAATTGACACTCTCCTTGGTGCTAAAGTGTGCGTTGATGGCTTCAACAACTGGTTTTATAGCAAGCACATTATTTGCCCATGGACAGTTGGAATGACGAAGTTTTACCGAGGTTGGGATGAATTTCTACGAAAGTTCCCTGATGGTTGGATTTATTGCGACGCTGATGGGTCACAATTTGACAATTCTCTCTCACCATATTTGATAAATGCGGTCCTGAGCATTCGGATGTGGGCAATGGAAGAGTGGGATATTGGCGAGCAGATGCTTAGAAATTTGTACAGCGAGATCACATACACGCCAATCGCATGCCCTGATGGCACAATAGTAAAGAAATTCAAAGGGAACAACAGTGGACAACCCTCAACAGTTGTAGATAACACACTTATGGTTCTTTTAACGATGTACTACTCACTGCAAAAGAGCGGGTACAGCGCTGAGGAACAGGAAAAGGTGTGCGTTTTCTACATAAACGGTGATGATCTATGCATTGCAGTTCATCCGGAACACACGGTAATACTGGACAACATGCAAGGACATTTTCGTGAGTTGGGATTGAACTACGACTTCTCATCTCGACACACACGAAGGGAAGATTTGTGGTTCATGTCACACAAGGGTGTGCTTGTCGATGGAATTTACATCCCAAAACTCGAACAAGAGAGAATAGTCGCGATTCTAGAATGGGACAAAGCGAAACTACCAGAGCACAGGCTTGAAGCGATTGCTGCAGCGATTATTGAATCGTGGGGTTATCCAGAGCTGACAATGCATATAAGGGCCTTTTATCACTGGGTTCTTGAACAAGCCCCTTATAATGACTTAGCTCGCGATGGAAAAGCTCCATACATTTCAGAAGCTGGTTTGCGCAACCTATACATGTCCGAGCGAGGATCTCAAGAAGAACTCTTCAAGTATTTGGACAAGTTCTTCAAGGATGAAACAACTGAACATCCAGAACTACTGGTATACCACCAAGCAGATATTAAGGATAAGGTTGCGGACGCAGGAGCGAACACAAGTAAGCCTGATAAGAAAGAAAATAACAAAGGAAAAGAGAAGGATAAAGAATCGGAAGATAAAGGCAAAGGAGAGTCCGATCGAGATGTTGACTTAGGCTCAAGTGGTTCATTTACAGTTCCAAGGATGAAAACCTTCAATGACAAGATGATGTTACCACGAGTTAAGGGAAAAACAGTTCTGAATCTAGCGCATCTTCTTGAATACAACCCACAACAATTGGATTTGGCAAACACTAGGTCGACTACTTCCCAGTTTGAGAAGTGGTATGAAGGAGTTAAATCAGATTACGGGTTGACGGATGATGAGATGCCAATCGTGCTTAATGGTTTAATGGTGTGGTGCATTGAAAATGGAACATCGCCAGACATATCTGGGGTATGGGTGATGATGGATGGGGACCAGCAAGTCGAATATCCGATTAAACCATTACTGGAACATGCAACTCCCACTTTTAGACAAATTATGGCACACTTTAGCAATGCAGCGGAAGCTTACATTGCAAAGCGTAATGCAACAGAGCGATACATGCCTCGATATGGACAGAAAAGAAACTTGACTGACCTGAGCTTAGCACGTTATGCATTTGACTTTTACGAGATGACCTCAAAGACACCTCAGAGGGCTCGAGAAGCACACTTGCAAATGAAAGCGGCCGCCTTGCGCAATGCAAACCGTCGCTTATTTGGTATTGATGGCAGCGTCAGTAGCGGGGAAGAAAACACAGAGAGACACACAGTTGAAGATGTTGATCGTGATATGCATACGCTCCTTGGTATGCGTAAGTGAGTCTCGCGTTTAAATTGTTAAACCTGTAGGAGTACTTCCTTATAATTAGTAGAATCTTAATAATCAGTGAGGGTATCCCTCCTATATTATTCTGCTCAGTGAGGCTGCGCCTCCTCTATCTACTAGTTATTCGAGCAGCCTGGTCATTTATGTCGGTGTGGTCGTACCATGTGCACTGAATTACCTTGCTGTAAGAGAC